TTAGAGTGCGATGATGGTTGGTATGAAATTTTATCCCGACTTTGTTATATTGTGAATAATCGTATTGACTATAAGAGAAGGCTAAATGAGCCACTAGAATTTTTTTATTGGAGTCAAATCAAAGAAAAATTTGGTGGATTACGAGCCTATTGTTATGGTGCTGATGAATATATTCGCGGAGCAATAGATATGGCAGAAAGTATGAGCTATACCACTTGCGAAGTTACTGGAGAAAAAGGAAAGGTTCGATATAAAAAACTTGATGAAGATGGGCGTCCTATTCATTCATGGGTTAAAACTCTTTCTGATAATGAAGCGACTAAACAGGGTTATATACTATGACTTTTGATGCTATAGTTATTAGCGATATTCATTTAGGAAGTAATGTTTGTCAAGCTAAAACTCTGGCATCTTTTCTGTCTAGAATTGAACTTGGAGAGGTTGACACTGATACTTTAATCATTAATGGAGATTTATTCGATAGTTGGGATTTTCGTAAGTTGAAAAAAGATCATTGGAAGATATTATCTCAAATTCGTAAAATATCTGATATTATTAAAGTTATTTGGATTAGCGGCAACCATGACGGGCCTGCTGATATGGTAAGTCATTTAATTGGTGTGGATTTTATGAATGAGTATAGTTTTATCAGTGGAGACGAAAAGATATTAATTTTGCATGGAGATATCTTTGATAATGTTATTTCTAAATATCCTAGACTAACAAAAATAGCTGACTATATTTATCGGTGGCTACAAATATATGCAGGACTATATTACTCTAATCTTGCTAAACGTAGCAGCAAAACCTTTTTAAGATGTTCTCAGGAAGTTTGTGAAAGAGCTAAATTATACTGTTCATTAAAAAAGTGCGACTCAATAATTTGTGGTCACACTCATTTAGCCACAACAGATGTTTCTGGATTAACAAACTACTATAATAGCGGATGCTGGACAGATCATCCTTGTTCATACATTACCATTAAAGATGGTCACATTAAAATAAATTATGTGGATATTATCTAATTATTTTTAGCAATGATTTTACACCATTCTATAAATTGATCTTGATTGATATTCCATTTCATAGTATTTACTTTTTTATGTACCCATTGAATATTTTGTATAGTATATGGTTTAGAGCTATCAATACGATCTAAAGAAGCAGTCTGTTCATCTTTATGATTTTTTTTAAATTTTATCGCAACTCCGCTAATTGCACATAACTTCTTTTGTTTTATAAATTGATCATACAGTTCTTTTATTGTAACTTCAAAACAAAGATTTCTTTCTATTGCCTTTTCTCTGATTTTATTAAATACGCTCTGAGATATTTCTTCATACCCCTTAAAAAAATGGTGCTTTTTACCCTGTTTTTCTTTCATTATACAACCACAAGAAACTTGTTGATTTAATGTTAATCTGGAACTAGGTAGTATTTTTTCATTTCCGCAATCACATAGACACAATAAGCCTCCCTTTACTCTTTTTTTAACAACCAGCTTACCATGCCTAAATCCTTCGATTAAATCATTTTTTTTAGCGAAAACTTTTTTGTTGGGCTTTCCTTTTCTTGTTCCTCCTTCTCTTTTAGGTATTTGAAATTTATTTAATCTTCTGCCTACCGTAGTCTTATTGATTCCTGTAAATTCTGCTATTTCTCTAATTGATTTACCGCAACGTAAATATTGTTCTTCTAAAAAATTTTTAGTTAAAATACACATAATTCTACCTTTTTTTGAAATAGTTCAAGCTGTGTCTTGACAATGCCGATTCATAGAGTATACTGATTGACGTAACTCAAAACGATTCCCACTACTAACAGGATACACCAAAAAATCATGAAGGGTCAAAAATCTTGCGACAAATGCGGAGCTACCACAGGCCCGCGAGCTTATATGTGTCCTAAGTGCAATACTCCGTTTGTTTTTAAGGTAAAAAGCAAAGAAGCAAAGAACACCAAGATTATTAGAGACTTTAATTGGAGAGAACTTATTAAGGGTGATCGAATTAGAGTTGGTGGAGGCCCATATTTTGCAAAAGGTGCGGAGTTTATTCCGATGGGCTATAGAGGTCGTTTTGTTGTGGAAGGGATTGACGAGCATGGGATTAAAGCATGGGGTCTAGACAAGAATCAGGGTTTCTGTCATATCTATATGGGGCCAGATATTCAGAACAAAGAAACTAGTGTTTGGAAGATTAAACACAAGCTTATGAAACTCAAACAAAAGGTGGAGGCTTAATGTCTCTTACTCAAGAACAAAGAGATCAGATAAACAATTTGCTTGATAACAGAGATAAGATGGTAGATAACCTCTATCATATTGAAAGGATTTTAAAAACTTATTTTCCAGAAGAATTTGAACGAGCAATTCAGTTTTATCTGCCTCAGATTACCACTGCTCTTTACGAGGATAAAAAGTGGCTAAGTAGAGGTGAATACAGTTTGCAGAACACTATTGACAATCTGCTTGAGCGGTGTAAAATTGACAATGACGGCAAGGGTACTACAAAATATCTCTAATTGGAACCAATAATGGAAAGTTATAGTATTATTGATTTGGAAGGTTACGCAAAGTCCATGAGGGACGGTGCTGCATCATCATTTGAAAAAGACTATACAGAAAATTTAGATGATTTTATTTCTATTACTCAGGTAATCAATATGATCAAGAAGAATAATCTTGGTCTAGATGAGGAAGGTAACTACCTTATCAATGAAGAGATTTTCGATGATATGTTTAATGAAATTAGGGATTGGCTTTATGGTGTTGGTCTAGCCAAGCTGGCAGCAAAAGGATTTGTAGACTGCTCATGGGATGATGAATCTAATGAAATGGTATTCTGGTTAGCGAATCAAGATAAAACAGGTATTCCAGCAAAACCCTCAAAGGATAATGATGAATAAATATATCAAGATCAGAAACCTGAAACTTTTTAGTAAAAGTATTAGAAAAAATGTTGCTATGATTTTTCCCAAGAGGTATTACTATGAAATAGATGGTTTGATTTCTTTGTCTCAAACAGAACAATTGGTCAGGAAATACATTGAGCCAGGATATAATCATGAATTTATTCTGAGCGATGAGAACTATGATCTTCTTTGTGATGAAATCAAAAAATGGATTTACAATTCAAGCTTAAGTTTAGTAGCGTCATCTGGCATCATAGAATGTGCTTGGGATGATGAGTCTAGTGAAATGTTTTTTTGGCATCCAGAATCAAACGAAACCTTTAATATTGCAAAGTAATTATGTCAAAACAAGAAATACAAGAACTAAAAGATCAAATACATGACTTGAAGGAATATCTATATTCTGATTTGTGTAAGGCTTGCGGAGATGCTGCACTATCTCTAGACAAAATTAGTCAACGATTGATCGAACTAGAGTCACAACAAAATTCCTAAAGGTCTTGACAGTGGTTGGTCGATAGAGTACAATAGAAGGACAATGCGGGGCGTAAGGTAAGCCGGTAGCATCCGTCACTCTTATAAGGTGATCATAGGTACGTTCGACTCGTACACGCCCTACTTTAATACATGGATTTGTTTATGAAACTACAACCACTAACGGTAATATTTTTAGGATTATTTCTAACATCATTAGGATTTAACCTATTACAGTTTCAAAACATTAAAAGACTAACTTATCAAATCCAAAAAATGGAGGCTGGGCCAGCTAGAGGTTTGTTTCTGCAACCAGAAACACCAAAACCTCCGATAAGTGACGAAGAATTAAAAGAGTTGATGGAACGAATTCTCAAGAAAATAAAACAAGAAAGAATGGTGTAGATAAATCACGGGCTAGTAAAGGTATCGACAGGTAAAATAGGTATAGATCGCATCGACTGGTTAATCGACCGGCCAGTTTAAAAGTCGATTAAAATTGTTAATTGGCGAAGTAACTCTCGCTCTCGCTGCCTAATTAGTTAGGTATTGAGTGGGGCGGCATGAGCCTTATTACCAAATCATGCTGACTCCGATATTCGGATATGGTAGTCCTACCAGACATAAATAGGAATGATGATTGTACTCAATCTGACGCAGATAACTCTGATAGCTTTGTTGGTAGTGTGATAACAACCAACTAACGATGTAGAAGTTTATATTGATGTTTATTCTGGACGGCAGTTCGACTCTGCCCTAGTCCACTTAATATCATGAGAAAAATTTGTTCATACTGTTTGAAGCGTAAAAACCTAGCAAGTTTTCCCAAACACAGTATGTACAAAGATAATCTTGATAGTAGATGTCGAAAGTGTGTTAAGAAACACTCCAAAATAAGAAGCAAACTTCATAAAAAAGCACCACCAAGACCAGAAGTTTGTGAGTGTTGTAAAAAGATACCATATAAATGGTGTTTAGACCATGACCATGATGATAATAGCTTTAGGGGCTGGCTTTGTGAGCCTTGCAATACCGGCATAGGAAAACTTGGAGATAATTTTGCTGGCATCACAAACGCTATGAATTATTTTCTCTCAAGACAAAAGCGATATGAAAAATAAGATTAGAGAACATCTAATAGAAAATGATATGACGTATTATCAGCACTTTAAATTTGCTGTATTTTTTGGATGTTTATCTTTAGTTGCTGGGTTTTGTTTAATAGTTCATGCGTTTTTTCCATGCTGGTTTCAAACTTCTGGCAGCGATTTGGTTCAGTCTATGGCTATCGTGTTTAAGAAACGAAGTCGATTAGACGATACTTGACAGAGGGACTACCCTATGGTAGAATTGGGACAACACAGGAGAAAATAAAAATGTCGTTTGAGCATCTTAATGGTTTTGTTCGTGATTTGAAGGCAACCAGCAGCACACTTGATAAGGTTGGAATTATTGAGGATTATACTGCCTCTAATGAGAGTGGAGCAAACTTTATCAAGAAAATTCTGCTCTATACCTACCATCCTCTTTGGCAATATAATGTGACCAGCGAGAATCTTAAAAAGAAAAAGCATCTGCGTGGTCATGCTTATGATTGTATTTTTAAGCTTTTGGATGATCTAAAGAGTAGGAAGATTACTGGACATGATGCCATTGGAGCAGTAAATACGTTCATTGATAACCAAAGAGAATACGAAGAACTCGTCCACTGTATCATTGATAAAGATTTGAAAACCCGTGCTGGAGATAAGCTAATTAATAAGGCTATTCCAGATCATATTCCAACATTTAGTGTCGCCCTAGCGGACAAATATGTTCCTAAAATTGTAGACTGGAAGGATGGATGGTATGTTAGCAGAAAGATCGACGGTGCTAGATGTATTGCTATTGTTGATAATCATGGTAACTCTACCTTTTATTCCCGCACGGGAAAAAACTTTGATACTCTTGGTGTTGTTGGCGACGGCATTAAAGCTTTGGGACTTACTAATGTAGTTCTTGATGGTGAACTTTGTTTGGTTGATGAAGATGGTAACGAGGATTTCCAAGGAGTAATGAAAGAACTTCGCAAGAAAGATCATACTATCCCTAATCCATCCTATAAGATTTTTGATATGATTACTCATGATGAGTTTTATAGTCAGAAGGGAGAGAAGAATAGACCCTTTGGTATCAGGCTTAAGAATCTTAAAGAGGTTATGAAGAAGAACGAATGTCCATGCTTGACACTACTGGAACAATCTTTGATTAAGGACGAAAATCATTTTCAAGAGTTTGTTGAACAATCTACTCAGAATGGCTGGGAGGGACTTATGCTTCGATCTGACGCTCCATATAAAGGCAAGCGATCCAAAGACCTATTGAAGTATAAATCGTTCTTTGATGACGAATACGAAGTTTTGGATACAGAAATGGGGCCATTCCGTTATGTTAAGGATGGTGCAGAATGTGAGGAGACTATGTTGAGCTGTGTTATGATTCGGCATAGGGGTCACACTGTAAGGGTAGGGTCTGGTTTTAGTATCGAACAAAGACAGGAGTTTTATAAGAATCCTAAAAAGATTCTTGGTAAGCAAATTACTGTACAGTATTTTGAAGAGACAGAGAACGAAAAAGGTGGCATTAGTCTACGATTTCCTACTTTTAAAATTTTGCATGGCGAAGCAAGAGATATTTGAGAAGCTGTGCTTGACAAGCCGATGAGGCTAGTGTAGAATGGCAACATACACTTTGGAACCAAACTTTGAGGACACTATGACAGAGATTGTTGTTGAGAAAAAGCCGATTGTGATGAGTACCAGCAAGGCCGATGAGTTTTTCAAGAATTTCCCCAAGGACAAGGTAGTTGCCTATAAGGATTATTGGGAAACTGTTCGTCCTAAGACCGATGAAGATATTTTCCGTCGCTATCTTTTTAGCTTCATGAGTGTTCATACAACATGGAAATCCAATGTTAATGGATATAATGCTATTAAAAATTTTAGCGATTGGATGGACAACAAAGAGGTTCTGAAAGAGAAGATTAAGAATAGTGGTTGTGGACTCTACAATAATAGGACAAAATTTATTTGGGATTTTAAGGATCAATTTTGGGCTAATCCTAAAGACTTCTATTTTACAGCTAAAAAAGGTCATGTTAAAAAAAGAGATAGTATCGTAAATAAGATCAGCGGTCTAGGCTCTGCAAAAATTTCGTTTTCTTTGGAACAAATTCATCCTAATGAATGTAGAGTATTCTGTGGAGATACTCATATGCTTGAATTGTATGGAATGAAAACTCTTACATACCAGAGTAAAACAGGACTGTCTTTGTACAAGAAAATGGAAAGGCACTGGAGTATTAATTGCGGAAAGCTTGGTGTTCCCTTGTATATTGCTAGGTGTATCTTTTGGGATGCAAAACAGAATAAGACTGATTCTCGTTATTGGTCATATGTTTTTGAAGATTAATTCTAGTTTTTGGTGTATACAATAAGCAAAGAGGTATACACTATGAAAAAACAATGTATAAAATGTAACAAAAAACAAGATCCTGTTAATTTTCATAATCAGAAAACATCAAAAGACGGAAAATCTCCTTATTGCAAATCTTGTCATAAAGAATACAATGTTCTAAGGAGACAAAAGAATAAAAAGAAAATTAAAAAACAACAACAAGAATATAGATCTAAATATAGAGAGCAATTAAACGAAAATAGAAAACAATGGGGACAAGACAATCCAGACAAAGTTGCTATAAATGCTAAAAAGTATAGAGAAAAATATCGAGAAAAAATTAACAAAAGACGACGGCAGAAACGTAAAGAAAATATTAATTTTAGACTAAGAACCATAATTAGTAATCGTATTAGGATGGCTTTGTCTAGAGGCTCGAAAAATAGCACCTCTTATGACTTAACGGGTTGCTCTTGGGAACATCTTAAACTATATTTAGAGAGTCAGTTCACAGTTGGTATGAGTTGGGATAATTTTGGAGAGTGGCATATAGACCATATCAAGCCATGTTGTAGTTTTGATTTAACTGATATAGAGCAACAAAAAATTTGTTTTCATTATACAAATTTACAACCGTTATGGGCAATAGATAATCTAAAGAAATCTGGAAAACATTAAGATGAGCCAAAATGGTAAAGGTTCTAAAAGGCGAGAGAGTTTGGTTTCTCAAGAGACTTGGGACAAAAACTACGAAAGAATTTTTAGAAAGAAAAAAGATGGGAAGCGTAACAAATCTAAAAGAAAATAAGACACTGTTTATTCCGTGTTCTTGTAAGAGCGAGATTTTAGTAATTGAATATGATCATGA